CAGCAGATTGTGTCCAGCACATTTCATTCAATGCTGATGATGGCAATGTCAACGCAAGGTAATCGTTACCAGATGCGTTAATGTTTGTAACTAATTCACCGTTCTTAAACACATACATGCGATTATGCGTAAAGCAAAGCATGTAGCTGTCACTTGTACTAAACTCAAACGGAACAAGACGTGAGCCATTGCCAGCAGATTCTGTGCCACTGTTAGGCAATGCAAGTAAGAAGCGAGTACCAGAACGACGAGTAATGCCACCTTGTGGTTGACATACTACATTTGTAGCTTTCTCTAATGCGTTGTTGTACGTTGCTTTTAAATCAATACGCGCACGAAGTAATGGGTCTAATTCACCACTCGTAAAGTTTGTCTGCATTGTGACAAAGCGAGCCATGTATTATCCTCTTACTGCGATTAATGAGAAGTCTTTGATGCTGTTTACTGGTTGTGATTGACCGTCAATATTCATACATGTACGCATATAACCACCACGACCATTCTCACCTGGAGAACCTACGGCAACACTTTGCCAGTATTGTGCTTTCTCTGTTTGGTCTGTAATTGGAATAGAGATATGCCACGCTGTTAGGTATTTCAATAACTGTACGAACCACACAGGCAGTTCTGATTCAGTTACACTGTACTGATAATCTACATAAATCGTTTCTTCATTGGTCAACAATTTTGAACCCATGATTCGATATGCTTGGATTGGATATGTGTCTACTGCGCTTGAATTGTATACGGCTCTAGGAGCGCCAATTCTATCAGCAGGCATTTGATATTCGTATTTGAATTCGTTAGTTGGTGTAGTTACTAGGCGAGCTAGTTGCACCTTCTTAAATGAAAAGCTCCAAGGGTAAATCATAAGAGCTTGGTCTCTAATGTTTGGATATAGGGCATCGCATACAGACGCTTCATCAGTTCCTTGATTAAAAGATGAAATTGGTTTAGCGCCTAACATCAATAATGCGTCAGAGCAAATTGATAGAGCTGAATCACCTGCTGCCATATAGACCTCTATATATAATAAAAGCTACCCCACCTTTTGAGCAGGGTAGCTAGTTTCTTACTAATTAATCACCATCAGTGTTAGCTAATGTTGTACCGTCGTTTACGTCTACTACGCCAGAAGCGTTAGATAAAACATAAACTAAAGTAGCAACAGCAGTAGAACCTGTTGATGTTACGCAATAAATCAAATCACCTACGCTAAGTACGCCAGACAAGCTGTTGAAGTAACCAGCTGTATTAACGTCTGCAATAGAATCTGTTGTTTTGTAAGCATAAATAGCTGGTGAGTTACCTGCTTTAGATGCACCGATTGTTGAAAAGCCAGTTGCTGAATAAGCCATTATCTATTCTCCTCTTAAGATTCGCGAGCAACAATAGACACGATACCTTCTGCGTCGATAGTAGTTGCGCCAGCAGAGAACATAGATGCAACCAAGAAAGATGTTTTTTCTGGGATGTAATTGATTTCTGTTTTTGGAGCAATACCTTCGCCATAGCCGATAGCATCTTTGTGGAATGCAAAACATGTACGGTCATTTGAACCGTCAATAGCCAAGCCGCCTTCTGTACGGTCACCTAATACATGGAATTGGAAGCCCAAGAATGTATTTAGTTCACCGTTTACTAATGCTTTAACAGTGTTAAAGTCAGAAGAAGTTACAGCAGTTTCAGCCAACAATGATTGCAAGCCATTTGAATGGATAACAATGTGACGGTCTGTAGGTGGAACGTTGTTTTTGTCCATCAAACCTTTAGCTTGACGAAGTTTAGCTACGTTCATGTTAGTGTCATTACCACCAACGTCGTTACCAACGCTTAATGATGTGCCTGAACCAGCCAATGCGTTAAGTACCAATTGGTCTTGACGACGACCAATAGCGTTACCTAATACTTGAACAAGCTCTGAACGCTCATCAAAGTTTACTTTTTGTTGTGAGAAGATGTCGCTGTATTCAGCAGCAATCCAATCTTCCAATGTTAATGTTACGTTTGAGAAACCAACGTTTAACGGTGTAACATCTGTTTGACCAATACGAGGTGTAGCAACGCCACGACCTACTTTTGGAAAGCGAACTGTAGAACCTTCTACCCCACGACGCTGACGTACAGCACCTACCAACATTGCTTTACCTTGGTATGCTTGTTTAACTTCCGCGTCAAATAGGGTTACAAATGCGTTTGACAAAGCAATACTCATTTTGTGTCTCCTAATAACGAATTAATAAAAAGTTTTTGTGCTGTGGTGTGCCGTGGGAACGGGCCATTGCTTGCTAATTACGTCAGCCAATCGGCAAGGTTACTTGCGTTACGGGTCACAATGTGATATGCCGTACACGCTTTATACCATAGTCAATAAGTAAATGCAATAGTCTTTGCCTGTTTAATTAAAAAAACTTATTATTGCAGGCAAAAAAAGACCCCAATTAAGGGGTCTAAGTCCTGCTTCGGAGATTTAGTCACCGTATACTTGTTGAAACAAACGTTCTACTTTCTGACGGTATGCTGGGTCTGTTTTATATTTAGGGTCTGCTACCATTTGATTTAGCTCTGCTTTTGACGGAGCGCCATCTACAGGTGCTGATTGTGTTGGGATGCGACCTTCATAAGTCTCACGCAACTTCATCAACGCCTTGATACCATTGGCTGTGCCACCCATAACTTTAAATTCTTCAAAGTCATCAGCACCCCAAATACCTTTTTGCACTAGGCCACTGGCCCACTGTGTCATGCCTTTAATGATTGTATCTGCATTAGGGCCAAGTGCTTTTTTCTCAGCAGCAGCATCAAACTTAACTTGCTGTTGTTGTTGACCACCCATTTCAATGATAGGGCCAACTAGAGCATCTAACGCGGCTTGACTAACGCCATATTCTTTTGCCCATGTAGAAACATGTCCACGAACTGGGTCATCATCTGGAGTTTCACCAAATGCTGAAAAGTCATAGTTTCCATCTTCTGGAGCTTTGTGCTTACCTTGACTAATCTGCTTACGCAAATCTGTCCATGATTTAGCTAATGCTTCTAAATCTGGTTCTGATTCGTCTTTCTTCCAGAAGTTCTCAGGCCACCAATCTGGACGCTCAAGAGGACTATCATCTTCTGGTTCTTGTAAGTGGCTAATCTCAGCCGCTTGTGTATCTACTACTTCATTATTCTCGATTGAAACATTATCCAATAGGCCTTCGGCAGGTTGTTCTCCGCCTTGGGGTTGGTTGTTATCTTCGGTCATTTGTTTTCCTTAGCTAATTTAATACGATTTTCTAAATCCCGTACAACGCTACATTGACCCTCACGATAGAATGCAAAGCTAGGGTCAGCTCCTGGTACGGCAACAGGATGCTCTAAAATGGTTTGACGTAGCCAAGCCATAAGTTTCTTACCTTCTTCGTTAGATGCTAACACACGGAAGCATAGTTTGTTTAAATCTTCTCGTCGTTGCATCTCATCACGAATATCAATCTGCTGTGATTCTAAACCTTCCCAGCCATCAGCCATTATTCAAACTCCTCATCCATCTCTTTGAACGGAGATTTATTTTGTTGCATACGCATATTTGCATGTTCAACCGCTTTCTTAATAATTGAATCAGGCATGTTCTTCATAAACGCCTTGCTTTTAACGTCGTTATCTAAAAGATATTTAATTTCTTTTTCATTTAATGTTGGCACCATTAATGGAATTTCTGTTTCTTTACCTTTGATTGACGTGCCAATACTAATCTCAGTAGAGATGCCACCGTCCTTGCGCTTCATTGGGCCTAACCATCCAGACCCTTTCTTGCCAGCGCCACCATGACGCATGCCATAATCTTCCATTACATACCGCCTTTCATAGCTTCGCCTGCAACTTGTGCAGCTAACTCAGGATTTTGTTGCGCCATCATCTGCGCTTGCTCTGCCATTTGCTGTTTCATCATCTCACGTTCTTCTGGAGAGTTACGAACAGCTTGTGGAATAGCCATCTTATCACCAATCAAATCTAGCAGTGCGTCCATTTTTAACATCATCTGACCTTCTGGGCCAGCTTGTTGTGCAATCTGTGCAAACTGCATAATGTTTTGTACGTCATCTATGTTTTGTGACATAGCTAATGGAGATACTGGCGTTACCTTAATCTCAAGACC